TTCTGCGATTCAGTTTTTCAGGATCTTTAATTATAAATTCATTAAGAATAGTTTGTGGGAAATATTTTCTTTGAATCTCATCAAATAAATCCCAAAGTCCATTTTCAGATACTCCAGTACACTGGGAGAGTATTGCAATCATAGAACTCAGTACAATTCCTATAATTGCATACTGCTTTATATCTGGTTTTTTATTTCCAAAATTGAAATTAAACATAAATGGGGAGATCTAACCCTCCCCACTATTTATTCTATTGTGTCAAACTTCTGCTAGGATCAGTCGGTTGGCATAATTATAAGCAAAATCAGTTCTTGCTCCGTGATGACCCCAACGGATCCACTTTCTAGCAAGTCTCATATAATCATTAATAGACTTACCAGGAGTTTTCATTTGATTCTCAATCATCTTCCAATCACCTTCGTGCAGCATATAGTCAAGTTGTGCATCCAGTGAGGAAGGATTAGCACCAATACGAGCAGCATGTCTTCCTAGTCCATAAAAACGAGGAGCATTAGTCCATTGAATAATGCCATACCCCCCACCACAGTTAGGATAGGAAGTTCTAGCACCACCTTCACAGATATTAGGAGTGAAGGTAGATTCTTGTCGGATATTGCCCATAATGGTTGCTAGGGCGTTTTTGTCACTGATTCCTCGTTTCTGTAAGAATTCCAGAGTACGGGACTCATTGGTATTACATCCTTTACAAACTAATCGTTTTACTTTAGGTTTCTCGGGAACAACCTCTTTGGTCTCTGTCTCTTGAGTAGGCGCTTCAGGAATAATCGCAAATGGCGGTTTTACTGAAGATGTTGCCATACTCGGTGCTGGCAGTGTTGCCGCTGATGTTGCAACCGCACCTAAAAGAGCTACGGTTACATTTGTTAGGTTTTTAAGCATTAATTTTAATTGAATTCGGCATCCGTTTAGAAAGGGGGTACACCCAACCTCTCGGAGGGCACTTTCCACGGCTCTAAGTGTCACATCAATGACTCATAGTAAAAAACCCACCATTTGAGTGGGTCTACGCATTATAAGTGATTATTTAGGATCTGTCAAGCCTCTGGATCTTCGGTCTCCTCTACCTCCTCGGCAGGGTCAGGTTCGGGAAGAGTTACGCCAATTTGAGTAAGATACTCAATTGCTCCCTGAACTTTAAGTAGAAGTTCTCTTTTCTCAGTCGTTTCCTGAGAAAGAGACTGCCTTTGTTGAAGTAAATTAATGAGATGTTCTTGTTGTTCAGTCATAATTTTAAATAAAAATTCGTTTTATTTATAATGGGTCAATAAATACATTATACTACAAAATCGAAAAATGTCAAAGTCACCAAATAAGGGTAAAAAAGGTTCTGCTGGTGGCAAGCAATCCAAACAAAATCAGGGTAATGCGACTGCCAAAAAAGCAAAGAACGGAGGTAAGAAAAAGTGAGGTATTATGCCAAGAGAATGGAATACTCCTAATAGAGAACCTTGGAATACGCCAATACACAACATCCTGAAGGCAATTGATAATCATACTCAAGAGTATTTCAAAAGTGGTGATACTTGGCATCTAGAGAAAGCAGATATATTAAGAACTTATATTCACGAACTTAAAACTTGGATTCATAATCAAGAAAAAAAATGAAAGAATGTTAAATGAGGGTATTGCATATCCTTACGTCTTATAATTTTCTCCAAAGTTTTCCTTCAGCAATTCTTCTTCTCAATAATCCTGCTTCTACATCACTTCCAGGATTTTTGTAAAGTTCAAGAGCAGCAGGAACTTTACCCCATTCTTTATTCTTAAGAACTCTAGTTATGGTCACATATCCTCGACTACCATAAAAATTAGCACCAAGGTTATAAGCAAAAGACAATAAAGCACCGCGCTGATAATCATTCATCTCACTCCAATAAGGTATTTGTTTCAGTGCTGAAAGAAATTCATTTTGTATCTGCCAATCAAACAATTCATCTGCTTCTTTCTGAGTAATCTTTTCTCCTAACTTAAAAGGACTTCCATCCTTCTTACGAGTGCTTCCCCATCCTATAGTATAAGGTTTTCCTTTAGTATAAGGATCTGGATATGCTACTAATTTACATTTTTCAAATTCTTTAATGAGTTCTATTCCTTCTTTCAGAATAGAACTTTCTACTTTTTTACATCAAAGATTCTTCCCCATCCAGTCCTATCTTTTCCTTTCTCTAACCAACGATACATCAGATCAGACTTTTTGTAAACAGCACCTTTGCCATTTGTTGCAGGACCAGTATATCCATCATTCAGAGAACCATAAGGATCATTTACCACATAATCTTCACCCTTCTTACCGATGACTACAACCATGTGCCCACCAGAAGGAGCAGATAGAGTACCCCTGTGATAGATCCCGATAACAACAGGTCTCCCAGCAGCAAGCTCACGATCAAGATCAGCAAAAGAAAGATTATAACTAAAGTGTGACTTAACTCCATAACCTTCCAGAACTTTTGTCTGAACGGTATGATCAGTTGTGTCACCAATTGCAAATACTTTCTGAATATAAGAATCATCACCCTTTGCTCCCTTAAGAGTCCCTGGTTTAAAGTATTCCAGACACATCGCACAAGAAGATGAATTACAGGTTCTTTGAGCATCTCTGTAATTATCTGTTTGTGGATAATAAGGAACTGCGAGAACACCAGGAACTGCTGGTTTTGTTCTGAAAATACGAACCCAGTTTGAAGTATCATCAATCAAATCTGGATTCTTATCTGCAAGATCCACTTCAAGTTGCTCTACTGCAGCAACGTGTTTTGGATTATTAGGATCGAAATGTTGAAAAAAGTTATGAAGATCAATTTTCATAATTATTATCCCAAGATATTTTACTTGAAATATTTAGTATTTCTCACCAATATATTCAAGAGAAAAAATATCATGCTCCTCAATTTTAGGATCTAACCATTCATTAAATTCTTGTTGAATTGAATAAGCATTATGATATTCATGCTCCTCATGAATATCACAAAGAACATGAATACGTTCTATTGCCCAATCATGATTAATACGAAGAGTTTCAATTAAAGTTTCCATAGTCTTTTTTTAGATACCTGCCTAGGATATTGCTATTGTAGTATGCTGGACTACCATCGTCAAGTGCTTCCTTCAACACATTATTTAAAAAGAGTTGCTTTGTTTCTTCATAATTACAATCACCTCTTGTCTTATGAAGACTTATAATTTCTCTAGTAAAAAATTCTTTACCATATTTTTTAATATCTTCTTTAAGTTCTGGGCAAGAACCATAATACTTTTTCCAATCAGATTCTTGTTTAACTTTTCTTTTTTTTCCTGGAGGAGTTCTAAAAGACCAAAAATATTTCCTACCCCAATACTTTCTTTGAGTCTTAGAACAAATTATTAAATATACAAATCCAAAATAGTCTTGAATATCTTCAGTTTCAAAAACTTTTCCTTTGAATCTCCAAGGATTCTCATAGCTCATACTTAAGTCTCAGAGAGCTATTATTTATCCTTCATCCTTAGCAAAGCGATTCTAGCAATAAAAAGGGGGTCTTGTCAACCCCCTGAGAATTATGTTATAATAGGATCAATGCTTTCTTGATTCACTTACATAATACTCAATGATGTCATCCCAAGTGTACTCAGAAAGATCATATCCTTCTTCTAAAAGATCATCTACCCATTCTGAAACTTCTTCAGCAAAAATATAATTTTGATATTCTTCAATAATTAAACCAACAGCAGATTTATCCATTTCTAACATGATATAATGTGCTTCTTCGAGACTATCTGCATGACCACGACCAATCAAGTAATCTAAAAGAATATCATAAGGTTCATAATCATATGATTGTTTTAAAGTTGAGTTTTTTTGCATAGTTGTTGAAGTAGCAGTTGGTTTTGTTGTTGATGGTGTTGCTGCTTTAAATGCATTTGGATTTTGAGTTAGTGATTGATTGCCTAATTTCAATTTTGCAACATCAGGCGATTGAACTGAAGGTGAATTCATAGGAAGTCTAGACTTCATATCTTTCATTAAAGGATTATCAGTTTGTTGAGTTCCACGAATTCTTGCTCGTTCAGCAGCAGCACTAGCAAGTTTTTGATTTGCCAATTCCCATGTTGATTTACCAGTTTCTTCTGCACCTTTAATATTACCAGTCTTTATTTGTTGCTTATACAATCCCATTCCACCTTTAATCTTATCTGCAGTTGATGCAGATGCTGATGAGGTTGATTTTGGTTTTGCTGCTTCTGGTTTTGGAGGTCTTGGTGTGGGTACTGCTGATGGAGTTGGTTTTTCTGCTTCTGGTTTTGAAGGTGTTGTTGGAGGCGTTGCTTCTGGTTTTGGAGAATCTTTCTTTGTAGCATCTATGGTTGCTTTAGATTGCCAACCATAATCCTTTCCAGTCCAAACTTTTGTTCCTATACCGGGAAGAGTTCTAGTTTCTCCAGGTTTAGATCCTGGTTTTTCACCTTTCCAAACAGTCTGTGGATTTTGCCATCCATAATTACCACCAATCCAGACTTTTCCCCCAGGGCCTATTTCTCCAAGTTTTGGCATTTTTATTTTTAATATTACTATCTGTAAAAATATTTATAAAAAAAAGAGGGTCAAAAGACTCTCTAGTGTATTATTTTGAAAAGTGGTCTCACCTTTCACCACGCATATGTCTTTCAGATTCTCTTGCTTTTTGAAGTGCCTGACTAGTATTTTGTTTTCCTGGAATATAAGTATGGGCAGATCCAGATTTTCTTTCATTCTCTTTATTAAACTTTTTCTGAAGATATTTTGCTCTTCTAGTTTCTTCAATAATACTCTCTCTCCACTCATCATTCATATTTACCATCATGGCAAGTGCTTCTTCCTCAGTTTCAGCATATCCTTCATCAAGAAGATAACCTTTAATAACATCAAAAATATCAAAATCTTGATTTAATCCATAAGGATTTCTTTCTTGTGATGGTTTAGATGGTTGGGGTTTTGCTGTTTGTGGTTTTCTTGGACTTGGAATACTACCTGCCGCCTCTCTACCTTGTTGTAAAGCATGACCAGCCCATTCTCTACCTTTACCCCCAAGAAGAGCCTGATCAGCTGCTGCTGCTAATCCCACCCATGGTAAAACATTACCAGTTTTTGCAAGTATTTCCTTGGTTGTCTGTTTTGCTCCAGGAATAAATTTAGGTCCTTCTTTAGTTTGTTTAACTGATCCTTGCCAAGCAGTTTTTATAGCACCTTTTCCAGATTCCAGTGCTTTACCAGCAACTGTTTTTAATACACTTCCTAAACCACCTTCACTAAGATACTCTTCATAGAGTTCATCATAAGTATACTCACTTAAATCATATCCTTCTTCAACTAATTCATCAATTACTTGTAGAAATTCTTGAATATTTTCTTGCTCTTGTAAATCACCAGTACAATTATTATAGATAGAAACATAAGATTCTATTAAAGATCTACAGTTTCCGGCAGTTAATCTTTCCATTAGAAATAATACCTTTACTATTATTTATTTATTAAACTGGTCTTGCCATCGTTGAAGAAGATGGTTTAATACCAGTTCCCACTTTTTTAGGTCCTACAAGTTTTGGACCTACAATCTTAGGTCCAACCTTTGCCTGACCAACACCACGACCAGGAAGTTTCTGTGCAGTTGCTGCTTGTGGATTAATTCCAAGTTGTCTCTGATATTGTTGAGTTCCTCTAAGAGCAGTTCTATATTCTTGTTTTGCTGCCTGGGATTCTGCTGCTTTAGAATATCTACCAATATTCAACGCTCTTCCAACTCTTGCTCCAAGACTTGTATCTCTAGATTGAATTGAAGGTCTTGCAAGATAAACTGCCCTTCCTCCTTTATATGCCAAATCCCCAACAACTTGTCTACCAGTTTTTGGATCACGAACTAATTGAGTGGAGGAAAGTTTTGCAGTTTTTCCACCAGAAGTAAGAGTTCCTGCTTGTCTATTAACCGTTGTAGGTCCTCCTACACCTGTAAGAGCGGATCCTTGTCTTGTACCATAGGCACCAGATTGTGATGCAACTTGTCTTGCTCCTCTGGTATCAACTGTTTGTTGTGCTTTTTGTAGTCCAGATCCTCGATTGATTAATCCACTTCTCTGCTGAAACTTATCAAATCCAATTGATCTTGATACTGCTTGTCTTGCTGGGCGTGTTTTATTTGCTGCCCAGTCATATGCTTTTCCTGATGTTTCTGCTCCCACCAATCCTGCAGTGATTGCAGCGGCACCTTTAACAATTGGTGGTCCCGGAACCATGGCACCAAATTTTGCTGCAGCAGCATATCCTGCTAGTTGTGAAGCAGCACCACCTGCTGCTCTTGCTCTAGATTGTCCAGTATCTCTTCTATCTTTATAATCTAGTGCAGCACCAGCAACGTTTGCTGCAGGTCCGACAGCATTACCTAAACGTGAACGAAGTCCTGGACCATTTGTTGCTGCTGTGGGGGGTTTTGCTGTAGGTGCTGGAACGTTACTGGTGGGTGGTTTTGGTGGTGGTGGAGTAGATGCCTTAGGTTGCTTAGGAGGTGCCTGAGTGGTCTTAGGTTCCGCTTTAGGTGATGGTGGAGTAGATGCCTTAGGTTGTTGTTTAGGAGGAGTTTGAGAGGTTCCAGAAGGTTGTTTAGGCGGTTTTTGTGTGGTTCCAGTTCCTCGTACATCTTGCCCAGAAACCTTAGTATTTTTAACTTCAAATCCAGATGGAGGTTTACCAGTCTTCATATATCCTTTCATAAATTCTTTGGCAGCAGCAGTTGTTTTTTCACTACTATTCCTTTCGTAAAATCTTCCACCTTTAGTAAATTCTTTTGGATTTGCATTCATCCAATCTTGCCATGCTTTTTGCGCTTTTACAGCATCTTCATTCAAAAACTCGCTAAAAGTCTTCATTTATTTCTTACTTTTTTAGATATTTATAAAAAAAGAGGATCTCAACGACCCTCATTATTCATCCATTCTTTTTCATAATCATAATCGCCAAACAGAAACTCATCACTTTCTGCTGCCTCTTGGTATGCGTTCAGGATTTCCTGTTCGCACCATTCATCATAGTTGGAATCCTGAGAAAGTATCTTTGGTAACATCTTGCTTGATTCCTCCAACAATGTACGATTCAACTTCGGTTTCTTGTGGCGCCACTTGAAGACCCTTAGAACTAATCCAATGTTCAGTCCAAGGAAGGGGATTATTCTTTGCCGGAATATCATAAAGAGGTTTCAGTCCGATTGCCTTCATTCTACGGTTAGCAATCCATTCAACATACTGCTGTAACAGTTTGTCATTTAGACCAATCATAGAACCATCTTTGAACAGATACTCTGCCCAAAGTTTTTCTTGATTGACAGCATTCTCAAAGGTCTTGTAGACCCACTGTTCTTCTTCTCTTGAAATACGTGCCATATCAGGATCATCACCCTCTTTCCATTTGTTTAGAATGTTCTGAGTAATGACAAGGTGTTGATTCTCATCACGGGCAATTAGACCTATGATTTTTGCACTTCCTTCCATAAGCTTGAGTTCGCCAAATGCAAAACTGCAAGCAAAACTGACATAAAAGCGAATACCTTCAAGTATATTAACATTTGCAACTGCTCTGAATAATTTGCGTTTGAGTTCATATCTTTCTTCTTGTGCGTAGGGAACTTGTTCTTGGGCATGTTTCCAAAGTTCAGAAGTTCCATAATGTTGAGCACTATTAATGAAGTCATTATATGCCTCAGTTACACTGACAGCACGTTCCATAATACGTTCGTCTTTCAGAATCGTATCAAAGACTTCAGAAGGATCTGAATAAACATTTTTGATAATATATGTATATGAACGGGAATGGATCATCTCCATAAACTCCCACACCTTCATACATGCTTCCAGTTCAGGAAGAGAACAGTAAGGAGCAAATGCCATACCAGGACCTCTTCCCTGAACAGAATCAAGCATAACCTGATACTTCAGATTACTGGTGAAAATATGCTTTTGTTCTGGGCGAAGAGATTGATAATCTCCTCTATCCTTTTGAAGAGAAACCTCTTCAGGTCTCCAAAAATATCCTAGTTGTTGAGTTGTTAATTTATCGAAGATTGGATATTTGTAAGAATCGTATCTTTGAATTCCTAGTGGTTGTCCAAAAAACATAGGAGATTTTTTTGTATCAACTTCTTCAGAATTGAAAACTGTCATTTGATTGACCACATTCTTCTCCGCTAGTTTTGTCTTAAAGTTAAAATCCATAATTTTTTCTTCTCTAAATTAACTCACACTTTTATATTTAATCAGGTCAGATTTTGCAACTTTCACAATCGTCTTCGCCAGAACTCATAATGTCATCAAGAAGAGATTGAAGTTGTTGTTTTGGTTCTTCAACTTCATCTGTCTTATTATCATAAGTGTTTTGATAGTATGCTGTTTTATGCCCCAATTTGAAACAAGTAAGCATATCCTGTGCCATTACGCTAACAGGAACCTCATTGTTCTCATAATTCTCTGGGTTATATGACCAGTTTCCAGAAATCGCCTGATCAAAGAATTTTTGCATAACAGCAACAATATTGATATAACCACGATTGCTAGGCATATCCCAAAGAAGCGTATAATTGTTCTTAAGAGTATGATACTGTGGAACAATCTGCTTGAGCGGTCCCTTCTTCGACTTCTTAACGGACAGATATCCTCTGGGAGGTTCAATTCCGTTTGTTGCATTTGACACAACGGAACTACTCTCCGATGGCATCTGTGCGGACAGTGTTGAGTTCCTAACTCCATACTGTTTGACCTGTGCTCTAAGACTTTCCCAATCATACTTCAGATTATTTGGAACGATTTCATCAACGTCAGTTTTGTATGTATCAATGGGCAAAATACCATTACCATACTTGGTGCGATGAGAGTATTCACAGGCACCCTTTTCTTTAGCAAGATTGACAGTTGCCTGAATGAGATAGTATTGGAATGCCTCAGTCAGATCGTGAACTAATTGCCATGCCCCAGGATCGGCATAATTCTGCCCGTGCTTGGCAAGATAATGTGCCAAACCAATATAACCTACGCCAAGTGACCTACGTGCTCTGGTGGCGATTTCTGCTGCTTTGACGGGGTATCTTTGAAAATCAATAAGTTCATCAAGACTCCTAACAGCAAGATCACAAAGAACTTCAAGATCTTCATTACTTTTAATTTTACCAACATTAATAGCAGAAAGAATACAAAGAGCAATTTCCCCATTTGGATCATCAATATGTTGAATCGGTTTTGTTGGAAGTGTGATTTCCTGACAAAGATTACTCATCTCAACTTTATCCATAAAGGAAGAGTGAGAGTTGCAGTGGTCAATATTCATAATGTAAATACGACCAGTTTCGGCACGTTCTTTTAGAAGATCCAGAAATAATTCTTGAGCGCCGATAGTTTTTCTTGGAATAGATCCATCTCGTTCATAACCCACATAAAGGTCGTCAAATCGATCAGTGCCAAAAGCATCATAAAGACCAGGAACGTCGTGTGGGGAGAAGAGTGTGATTTCTCCGTTTTGAATGAATCGTTCATAGAAAATTTTGCTGATTTGGATACTGTAGTCTAACTTACGAACACGGTTATCTTCGGTTCCTTTGTTATTTTTTAATACTAGGATGTCTTGGATTTCTTGGTGCCAGATTGGAAAGTGGACAGTTGCTGATCCACCACGGATGCCGTTTTGAGTGCAAGATCTGACAGTTGCCTGAAACTTTTGGAGGAATGGGATAACACCTGTATGAATAACTTCTCCCCCTCTGATTTTACTGTTGATGCCACGGATTCTACCTGCATTGATGCCAATTCCTGCTCTTTGAGCAACATACCTAAAAATTGCAGAATCACTAGACTCGATACTAGGCAAGGTGTCATCGACATCAACAAGAACGCAACTTGCATATTGGCGAAGTGGGGTTCTAACACCTGCCATGATTGGTGTGGGAATGTTGATTTTATGTTTGGAGATTGCGTCATAATATCTCTTAACGTAATCTAGACGAGTTTCTTTTGGATACTTAGAAAAAATAGTTGCTGAAATCAAAAGGTACATAAACTGTGGGGTCTCATAAAGAGCACCACTACTCCTATCTTGAACAAGATACTTGTCCACTACTTGTCTAAGTCCTGCATAAGTGAACAAGTAGTCACGATCATGATCAATAAACGACTCAAGTTTCTCAAATTCTTCATCTGTGTAAAGATCAAGAATTTCTGAATCATAAACTCCGTCATCAACACAATCAAGAACGTGTTGCTTTACGGTTGGGAATTCATGCATACGTCCAAACAATTGCTTGCGAAGAGCAAACAGAAGAAGACGAGCAGCAACAAATTGATAATTAGGATGATCCAGATCAATCAAATCAGAAGCAGAACGAATCAGAATTTCCTGAACCTCTGCTGTAGTAATTCCATCATAAAACTGAATTCCAGATTGCATTTCAACTTGAGATGCAGAAACTCCAGCAAGATCCTTACAGGATTCTTCCACCATAACATGAAGTTTATTCAAATCAAGTGGTTCAGTATTTCCATTTCTTTTAGTGACTTTTGTTCCGTTGCTCATATTTTCTTCCAATTGTTAAATTTGATTTTTGCTTCTAAACCTGAATATGTACTTGATTTTAACATATCCATAACGTTATGTCCAGCGAGCACCATATCATTAATATCCTTTTGCTCTATGAATAATGGCCAAATAATTACCTTGTCTCCTCTGTTGATGGTTTTTGATATTCGGTTGACGATTTCTCGATTACGTGGTTCGTTATCATAAACGTAAATATAATCGCACCAACCAAACGACCTAATATCAATATCGGACCCACACATAGCAATAGAGTTTTGTATGAACGTAGAGTCGAAAGGTCCTTCAACGATGTAAATGGGTTCCGAAGAATCCACTTGGTTGAGTCCATAAATTTTTGGTGCATCATCAGAAATCATTACAGTGATGTATTTATTTGGAGAATAACCAAGTGCTCTTCCCTGAAATCCAATCAACTTAGAGTCAATTCCATATAAAGGTATAATAATGCGACTCTCATCTTTATCAGTAGAATCAAATGTCTGTTTTTGAGTATTTGTCCACTCTTTAAATTTGTGAGCAAAGTAAAACTTTTCTGGGTTTATCTTTCTCTTCTCCAAATACTCTCTGGCAACTGGAATCTCTGATGCCTTTGGTAGATCCAACTTTTTCACGTTTTTGGAATTTTCACGTTTTATGAAAAAGTCTGGTTTCTGAAAATTGAACTTGGGTTCCTCGACCACAAAGTTCTTACCAGTATGCCCCTCCTTAAACTTCTCCATTGTATATTGCTTATGAAGAGTTGGATCTAGTTCTTTTAGAAAATTATTGAACGATAAACTAGCACCACAGTTGTGACACTTGAAATTAGTATTGTTCTTTACGGGATATAAGTATCCTCTAGTCTTATTCTTGTTCTTCTGAGAATCGCCACAAATAGGGCAGCGGAAGTTGTAGAGATCCGCCTTGACCCTTTTGAATTTCTGCAATCTTGAAGAAACTAGTCCGATGTATTTTGAGTCAATAAAATCCATTCACATGGTCATCAGGACTCCTAGTTTAACACAAGATTATGAGGTTGTCAATCGGAAACATTTTGCTGATGCAAGTGCCCCTGGCGCTGCATTTGCATTTCTGATGGTGTCCACCAACCTGATAAGAGAGAAGCAAATGCTCCAATTAAAACAACTAAAAGAACTCCACAACCTGCAGTCATCCACTTAATTTTTGAAACATCATCAATTTCGTTTTCAAGATCATCCATTCTTTTAGATAATGCGGCAGAATTTTCTTTATTTTCAGATTTCAAATCTTCAATCATTTTGATAATAATTTGATCATTCTTATAATTCTGATCAATTCTTTCGTCATGCTTAGTAAGAATCGTCGCTATCCGATTATTACTTTCGGATATTTTGTCTACTGCCGATTCTAGCTTTGATAGCATCTCGCGGGAAAGATCTTCGTACATACTGAGTTTTGATTCAAGAACCGCTAATTTTGATACTTGACTGAACATCTCTCTAAAGTTGTAAGTTACTTTTTAATAATGTAACCCATTTCTTATATTTATTATGGTTTTCTTCTTTGCATCCTGGCAAGATTTTTAAAGAAGGGATTCCAACTTCTATGTTTTCTTAAATCAACTGGGGGACTGTCCCCAGCTTGACTAGTTCCTGCTATTTTACCACCAGAAAGAGAATTTGTTGGCCCTCCAGAAACAACTCCACCTTCCTCTTTCAAATTGTGAATAATTTGTATCAATTTATCTACTTTATTCATTAGATTATTTGGAGTTGAGAAAGACATTCTTCATCTTCTATAATATCGTGAATTTGAGTTTTCGGATATTCGGGAAGACGATTTAAAAATAAAAGAAAACTTTTTATAAAAGGCCAAAGTTCTCTATCTAAATTATAAAAAAGCAATGGAACCGCAGCATCATTAAAAACATTAAAAAGAACGGTAAGGTGATTTAATATTAAATGAGTCTTTAAAATTCCAGTATTTTTGTATTTTTTTAAAAGTCTTTTAATGTATTTAATTCTCTTCAAATCATCCTCAAAATCTTCTTTTGTTAAAGCTTGAGGATTATTATAGAATTTTATAGCAAATAGCAAATAATTATCTTGATTCAATTCATCAAATCTCATATGTTATTATCAGCTATCTGGATATCTGGTATCGTCATCAGCATCGCCAGTAATACTACTACCAGCAACTAATGTTTCGGTTTTAACTCTGAAGTTTCCGTGACTATCAATATATGTAGTAACACCAACCCAACCAGCGTGAGTGGGAGCATACTTACGAGCATCTCCAGTTGCAGCATTTGCAACACTTACTTCTTCTGTACTTACACCGACAACGGCAGTGAATACTGGACTTGTTGAATATCCGACAGTCTTGGACTGTGGTGCTCTATAAACCGAATCTACAACGGCATAAAGTGGTTCTTCGGAAATAAAGTATGAAGTTCCGGCAGGAACAGTTGTAAGACCAGAAACAAAACCTTCGGTAGAAGCAATTGAAATAGTTGTGGAAGTAAATCCGGTTATTACTGCATAACCATAAGTTGCTCCAGCACCAACCGTAATCACATCACTAGTTGAAATACCTGAAGTTGTAAATGTAACAACACCAACAGTACCAGTTACTGTTTTGGTGCCAAGATTAACGGCAACAGTACCGTCAGAATAAACTAAATCTTTATTACCCCAAAGAGACATGTGTCTTACCCTTAATTCTTTTATATTGATATTTATAAAAAAAGGAGACCTTAAGTTTGGTCTCCCTGTTTATTTAAAGTAATATTATCATCCAGCACTTTTGGACTTCAAGTATTTTTGTACCTGAATAATAACAAAGGAAACAATTCCATTTGCCTTAACTCTTGAATCTGCTCCAAGAACCTCAGAAATTGCCAAAAGAATACCAAGAATAAGTTGAACATTTGCTGCACTTAATCCATTACCAATAGTTGCTAGTAAGAATGCGGTAGTCATAATAATCTCCGTGTGAAAGAGTATCCTGTACTATTTAGGAATCAATCAAATCTTGAGTGCATCATGTCGTCATTTGCTGCTAGTGATCTTCTTCTTCTTCTTTCTGCAACGTTATCTGCCGGAGTCACTGCTGGTCTTTGAGGTTCTACAGGACCTGTACGATCTTTTTTTACTCCTCTTCCTTGTTTATGCTGAGCAACAGTCCCACCACTTCTAGTCATAAATCCTGTTTCATTTTGACCTCTTACAATCATCAAAGCTGGATCTGGTTTACGTCTTGGTTTACCTTCTTCCTTCCTTTGTCTTGTTCTTTCATCAATTATTTCACCTTCTGGTTCATAAGATGCTGCCATCACAATAGGATTTTTTACTCCCATTGATTGCAATTTACTAGCAATCAAACTTTTGGTTGTTGGAAGTGATCTTTTATCAATTTCCTTTTTATTATTTTCACTACCACATTCAGATTCTTCTTTCATTGCTTGCTTACGAATTGAAGCAAAATAAACTTTTTTTCCATTTTCTGTACCATATTGGTCTTGCATTGATGCTTTCATGCCAGAAGAGTCATACTTTTTCTTTAGTTTTTTTTCTTTTGTTTTTGCTGCTTTTGTCATCTTTTTTTCCTGAAGCATTCCAAGAAACTTAGAATATCCAGTTTCAGAAATTACTTCACCACTCAATTCAGTATGTGCCAACACAGTATTGTTTGGATTTACTGTAATTTTATTTTTTTTATTCGCAGGTAAAATATCTATTTGAACATTATTTGAATCTTGATTCAAATATTCTGAAGCATCAGTTTGAGGTAAATTTGACATTTTTGATACTTCACCAATAAATTCTTCCTTTACACTTGAAGTATCTTTTCCGTCAGGTTTTCCACCTCTTCTACGTTGAATTGCATTATGAACTGCTCCAGCATGTTCCTTTGCACCACTTTCAACTTTACCATCACCATCATAATCTTTCTTTGCTCTTTTACCAAGAACTTCGGCAGTTTTTTCACCTTTAGTTCTTTCACCTTCATATGGATCTCCATATTCGGTCATTTCAACCTCTAGTCCTCGTGCTCTAAGTTGACTAATTTTTTCACGAGTTGCATATCTAACATAAGTAACACTATTTTCCTTATCAGTGACTCTTACCTTATACTTTTTAGATTCTGAGGTTTGATTTGCGTCTTCCTCTAATCTACTCTTAATTTCATCAATATCAATGACTTCATTTTTCTTTTCTACAAATACTTTATAAAGTGCTTTTGCCATTGAACTGGATGCAGATTCTTTCATATCCATACTAAAGTCTTCTGCTTGCATTCCCTCAGATCCACCAAAAAGTTTTTTTCTTACTTCCGATTTTTCTGCTTCGCCCATTGAACTATTTTGCATAAACTGAGAGTATGCAGATCTCAATGGAATATTTTCTCTTCTTGCACGATAACGAATATCATATACTGCTTGTCTAATTTTTTGTTCTGGCGTTTTTTCTCCCCCCTTATCATCATCTCTACCAGAATCTCTACTTTCTGGTTTCTTATTTTGGGAAGATAATTGTGCCTGGGGATGACTTCTTGCAGGAAGATCTTCAGCAATATGTTTTTTCATATGAAGAATTTAACGTTTTACTTTTTCCTATTTTTATTTATCATATTTACACTATAAGGTTTTCCAGGAAGTCTCATCAATTTGGACATATACTTTTCAGAGTATGATTCCTTAACATCTTTGATCCAGGATTTAAACATCATACCACCTTCAGATACGCAAATTAAATAATTTGTTCCTCTACGAGTTATCTTACCTATCATTCCAGTATTTAAATTTTCTACAAAAGTTCCAAGTTTAAAAATATTTCCATCAATATAATTTTCTCTTAAAGATTGTAAATCATATTCTGGAGCAATTTCCCAAATATTATATCCTTCTTGTTGCATTTCCAAAATTCCCATTCCTTGACGAACCAAATCAAAAAGTTGCAACGCATCTTTATTTTTAATTTTAGGAGGAAGTCCAGAACGAAATGTCATAAAATCACCTTCAGCAGCAGCAAGTCTAAGTCTAGATGAAGATAATCCTTCTACATTTTTAGTATCTGGATCCTCATTTTCCAAAGGCAATACTTCAATTACATCAAACTGATATAGTTGCCCATTATAATTATTTGCCAATTTTTCAAATTCTTTTGATCTATCAGATCCACATACAATCCTTACATTAGTATAACCATCATTATGAACCTTTTTTAAAACATCAAAGATTGATATAAAATTTGCATCATTTACAATTCTTTCACTATGATCTGGAAAAATCTTTCTCATAAATGATATTTTGGTATCAGGATCTAATGGATTCTTTTTTGCATCATAACTTCTAGATGGTACAACAATATAATCCCCATCCTCTTCCATTGCAATCATTGCAGCAGTATCCATCAATTGCTGATGCCCCACGGTTGGAGGATTGAAACGACCAAAAGCAATTGTTAGAGTTCCTTTAGTTTTTGGAACTGCTGGAGGAGTTATAACTGGTTCTTGTTGAGGAACAGGTTCTTCTTGAGGAACAGGTTCTTGCTGAACTGCCTGCTGTTCTGGTGGAATCTGAGGTGTTTGTTGAGTAGGATAAGAAGATCCCAATGGGATATTTTTTTCAAATTCAGATTGAGATGGATCTTTTCCACCAATAATTTGCCTTTTATTAAAATACTTTAATTGTCCACTGACAGTTTTTGCTTCAAACTCGCCAGTGGCTCTATTATACCATCCACCATGGCCATCACCAACAAGTCCAAGTCTTTTTGCTTGAACTGATGCTGAGGTTGCTTCAGTTATAAACTGGAGAAATGTTTTCATTCTTTAATATATTATAAATCTAATAAGATCTGTATAATATATTTATTCATTAATGAAAACTGCGTTCATCTTATAGGCATAAGATCAAATAGTTCTGGGTGTAGGGAACCATATTTTCTCATGATTTCACCTGCTTTTGCATTTGCTTGATTCTCTAATGGACTTCCGGCATGAGAACTTCTATGATGAATACTTCTTTCCGTATGTTGTTTATAATGAACAAACTCATGAGCAAGGGTTCTTAAGATATCCATGGGATGACGATTAACAACGCTTAGATGAATTGCATTTTTGTTTGATATTTGACCAAATGCTTTAATTGTTTTTGCGAAGTCTGCATCATCCACAAGAATAACTGGAATATCATAAGTAAGTTGAAGTTCTCTTTTAAGGAAGATCTTAAAACTTTTAAGAATTAAATCAAATTGAATTCTTGTAGTTGGTCTTCCTTTTCTTTTTCCAATCAAGGACATTTTTTGAAATATTTATTATCTATCGTCAGCAGCACGGTTTTCTGAAAAATAAACATCAAAAGCACCTTCAGGATAACGCTTGAGAAGTTTTTGTACGTTACGAGCAACGACATCATCAAGAGTTACATTAAGTGCAATACAAGCTTGAGCAACATACCACATAATATCACCCAGTTCAATGATCAAGTGCTCGCGGTTGTCTTCATTATAAGGTTTCCCCTGAAAGACCATTTTCTTAATGATCTCAAGGAATTCTCCACCTTCGGCATTGATACCAACACCTGCGGTAAGAAGACGTTCAATATTAGCACCTTTCTCATCCAGTTGAACCAAACGATCAGAAAGAGCAAGAAAATCTTTAGATGCGTCACTTGTGACTATATCTACAAACTCAGCATATTTATTAAAATTAACGTGTCTAGCAGTTTCCATTAAAATTTAAATCCCTCAAATGATTTTTTTAGTTTCTTTTCTTCACTATCATTATACTCCTCTTCTTGTCCAGTGTCAACTATGTCTTTTTGTGCAGATTGTTCGCAGTCATAGAGACGCATTTTAGCACGATCAATACCAACAACAAAACGCTTGTAAATGGTTGGATCATTATATCGGTTCTTAAGTTGTTTCACCATAATTTGCCCCAAACCTTCTAGATCTTCGGTACTAATAAGGGCAAACATAAGATCAGCAGTAGCAGGAAGACCAAAGGATTCAGAAGTATCAGTAAGTTCAACATCAGAGTTACCAAAACCACTACGAGTGGTCTGAGTAGCGGAGACAATTGGGACATTAAACTCAACGGCGAGTCCTCTAAGTTCTTCCGCAATTGATTTGATATATGAATAAGAATTGATAGAACTGTTTGCCTTGTGCCTAGAGGAAGCACAAATATTAAGGTAATCAATAAAAATAATATCAGGTCGGAATGACTTCTTAAGTGCAAGTTCATTAAGTAATGCCTTAAAGTGTCCACTATGAGCAGAAGCAGTAGGATATTCTTTGATGATCAAAGTTCCTTGAGTTTTCTTTGCAAGATTTGTAACCTTAGTTTCAAAAGTAGAACGAGGAAGATCTGATAACTCCTGAATATTTACATTCAGAAGGTTTGCATCAATTCGTTCAGCAATTTTCTCTTCTGCCATTTCAAGCGTAATGTACAGAACATTCCGTCCTTGGAGCAAGACGGAGCTAGCCACATGGCACATGAATAGAGATTTCCCGACACCCGTACCAGCAAGTGCGATATTGAGAGTTTTGTTAGGGAGACCACCTTTTGTGATTTTGTTAAAGTATTCAAGATCAAATTCAATTTTATCCTCCTTTCTGTGATAGTACTCATATCGCTCTTCATAGTTATTTAAGTAATCGTGTCCAATATTATTGTCAAAACTGACAGCAAGAGCATCAGAAAGAATACTGGGAATAGCATCACGATTCTTTTTTTCATTATTTCCATCAGCAATGTGAATGGATTCCATAAGTGCCAGATAAATGGCACGATCACGACACCACTTCTCAGTAGTATCTATCAACCAAGTCTTATCGACAGGAGCATCATTTAAACTCTTGTTGATCTCCCTGATCTCTTTGATTTGATCTTCTGTTAAATCAGTTCGGTTCTCGACTTCGATTCCGAGTGCTTCGATTGTGATTGCCGAACCATATTTAACAATAAACTGGACAATTTCCTCAAAAATGACCTTTTCGGATTTTTGCTCAAAATAATCTGGTTGTATGAAAGGTATGACCTTACGCGAGTAATCTTCATTAAATACTAGGTTTCTGAGAATAGTTGTTTCAATTTTTTCCATTACTTATAATGTAAATAGGCACTCATAATATACTTTGGATTTCCGATAGGAGGATTACCTTTATGAGGAAACATCCAAAGTGGTGGAAACATCACTAATGTTCCTTTTTTTGGTTGAATTACTAAATCCTTGAAGACAGTTTCTCCACCAGAATCAACATCATTTAAATACCACATAAAAGATAAAAATCTTCTTGATGATGAATATTCAATAACATCTACATGAGTATCGAAACGATCTTCTCCCCCAGGATTGTACTTCTTTATTCTAAATTGTTCAAGTGCATGTTCTTCTGGAAAAACTCTTGAATCAGTAAATTCATAATACTTATCACGATATTCAAATATTTTTCGAATGATGTGATTATGAACTTGATTGACTTCTGAGGTTATATCTCTGTTTTCAGTTAGATTAAATTGAGTAAAATTTGGTTTCCCTTCATTATTATAACGTTCATGCTTATCTGGAACTTGATCAAAAAGAGAAATCAAAAAATCACAAATATTTGCTTCTAAAGCATTTTCATACACATGAATAAAATCATTCAGTTCATCCATAAGAGAATTGTTGTTTTGCGATGGCGTCAAGTTTGTTCATAATTTCTTCAGTGAAATATTCCTCTGGATTAGCAAGGATCTGTTTGGCATAAATCTTCTTACCATTCATCTCATAACGACCCGCTACATTCTTCCAGAGTCCACCAATCTCACCAAGTTCTAGAAGACCATAATAACGATCAAGACCTCGCTCATCATAATACAGACGGACTTCAACATCTTGATTCTCCTTACTCAAACGTGATTTATGAGTCTTTGCCTTAATAATGTTTCCGATGACTTCTGTTCCGTCTTTCTCCTTTTTCTTGCTGAGATAGATGATAGTAGAAGCGGCATACTTAAGACCACTACCACCACCCATTTCTTTTGTGGGAACATAAGCGCCGATAACATCATAGGTGTGATTAGTAACGATCATAGGAATATTTGCCTTACCCAACTTCAGAGTAAGCATACGAAATGCCCCCTTAATTAGTTGAGATTTGGTCATGTCACGAACTTCCTTATCATTCAGAGCATCATTAATCTCTTTACTGGTTGAAAGCATTCCCAGAGAGTCTAGCACGAACATACAAGGATTACGTTCCCCTTCTGGTTTCTTCATATACATATCAACTGCCTTGAGTGCCTTACCACGAAACTCTTCTACAGTTACAACATTAACCACGACAAGGCGTGATGTGTCGATGCCGCGACTCTCCAAGAGTGATTTTGTAATGGCAGCTTCAGTATCAAAGTAGAGACAATAACCATCGGGATTATTATTGAGAAAATTCTTAACCACGGCGAGGCTGAAGAAAGTCTTTCCAGTAGAAGACTCTCCAGCAATAGCAGTAATCTTATTGCCAGATACACCACCAAAAATACTACCTGAAACCAGTGCGTTAAAAATGTACGAACCCGTGTCAACATAAGTCTCTGTCTCATCAATATCAGATGCTAATTTTGTATAATCATCACCGATTTCTTTTACAATATCTTTTAAAAAATCCATTAGAAGAAAAATAAATCAAGGTTTACAGTTTTTTCCACATTCCACCCAATTGCATCGAGAATAGATTTGAGAGGGTCAATAAAACTCTTCTCAAATTGTAATTCATAGTCGATGTATTTGTCAAGACCAAGTTCCTTAGGAAAAACTTGAATGAAAGAGATCACATTTTCCTGAATGATATTTGGTTTCTTAAGAAAAATATATTTAACCTTTTCACCATTATTAATCAGCGAATATTTATTAGTAAGTTTTTTCTGCTTGATATAATGATTGAAAAGAAGTGCTCCACGAACCTGAATTGGAGTTTTGGGTGCATAGATGTTTGATGATGAATAATATTTACGAATATCAGAAGCAGTTCTGGGAAAAGCAATCTGTTCTGGTGGAAGTTTCCTAAACTCATCACGACATTTATCAATGAACTGAATCACATCATCCTCAGTTCCACTCATCAGAATCTTAAAGGAATCTTTCAGCATCTTACGACAAGGCGCTGGAGTAGAAGACTTAATTGCCTCAATACCCTTGATTTTCAATTTAGGTTCCTCATAACGAACACCTTCACTATCCCACACGCTCAGAATGTATCGTTTCTTCGCAGTCCAAATACCACGTTCAGCAATACATTCACGCTTCATGATCATCTTTTGATCATAGGCATTTACATAGTCTGCCAATTTTTGGTAAGAACTTTCAATATATTTTTCAAATTCCACTTGACAGACCTTATCAAGGAACGACACAACGTTTTGAGTAATTTTCTCTCTTCCCTTGAATACAGTTTCAACCAAAGGGCCCATATGGACATAAAGAGAATCGGTATCAGAAGCAATAACATAATCAACATCATCGGTTTTAAGAACTTTGTTTAAATACCTATTCATAGAATTCATAATCCACTGAATAGAAACCTGCCCAGACAGAGTGATTGCCTCTGCATTTGCTAGTTTAAAATATCGGAAATATTGATTGCCGATAGCACCATAAGCAGAGTTAAGTTGAATCTTCCTTGCCATCTGAATATTATTGCAACGGGAGATTTCTTTTAGAAGTTGTTTGTTCTTTGTCTTCTCATATTCCTGCTCCGCAGCAAGCATCTTCTTTTTGAAGATCACACGTTCATTATAGATCTTTTCCATCAATTCTGGAAGAAATCCACGCACATCTTTACGATACATCGCTCCGTTCGCACAAACGGCATAATCCTTATAGAGTTCAAAATTCAATTGCTCATTCAGAATCTTATCAACATTTACGGACGGATGTTTCTCTTCCAGAAGAGTTTCTGGCGAGATGTTGTATTGCATAATGAGATGAGGGTATAGGGAGTTGAGGTCAAAAGACACAACCCAGTCATACTTTCCAGGAATAGGTTCTTTAACATACGCACCAGCATACTTTGAATCCTTATCAGAACGTTCTTTAGGAGGAATCGCAATATTCCTCTTCTTCAGGTAGTTATAAATGATTGTATCCCACATCCGAACCTGAGAGAACACATCAGCATAGTTCGCCTTTGCGTCATATGCCATCGTGATCGCAAGTTCAATCAGTTTCATCTTGTCTTCCAAACGGTCAACAAGTTCTACGTCAACGATGTTATACTCTACGAACTTCTGCCAACCCTTTGTATAGAAATCCTTGAAGGTTTCATACTCAGAGTGATCCAGTTTCTTCTGTCCCAGTTCTACTTCGGCAATATAATCCAGTCGATAAGATTCCTGTGCCTTATAGGTGAATTTCTTATAAAGATTCAGGTAATCGAGTTGAGTAATTCCACCGACATCGTAAGCAATGTGCTTACGCCCAGAGATGTAAACCTCAGATTCAGTAACAAGACCCCAAGGAGACATACGCTTCATCAGTTTCTCACCGAGAACACGATCCAAACGGCGAACAAGATATGGAATATCATACAGTTCAATATTCCAACCAGTCACAACCTCAGGAGCATTTTCCTCAACCATCCACCAGTTAATAAAGTCCATCAGAAGATCCCGTTCATTCGTGAAGGATCTATAAATGACGTTCTTCTGTTTGTTCTGAAAGGGACCAGATCCCCAAGTGCGAATTTGCTTGGAAGAATAGTCCTGAATAGTAATCAACAGAACTTCTTCGGCAGCAGACTCTACATCTGGGAATCCGTTTTCGGAAGCAACCTCAATATCCAAAGTAGAAACCTTGATTTTACTGATATCAAATTTGACTTCCTCTTCAGGATACATTTCAGAAATGTATTGATAAATGTATCCTGTATTTCCATGAATTTTAAAGTTTTCTACGTTCTCATACTTCTTAATAAACTCACGACAGTCACGAACACATCCAGGTTGAACTGCTTCAACATACTCGCCATTTAGAGTTTGATATTTAGTTTTTTTATTAGAAGGGACAAAAAGAGTCGGGTTAAACTTCTCACGAGTCATGAAATGTTTTCCATTTTCATAACCACGAACCAAGAAGTGATCCCCGACCATTTGAACGTTTGTGTAAAATCTCATCAGGCAGTTAATTCAAGATACTTTTCAATAATTTCTGGTTTTGGATCTACAATAGTAAGAATACTATCCGAATGAATCATCATTTCTCTTTGCTCTGTAATATCAGGCCAAGGAGTTAGATTACCTTGAATATCGATTTTATAAGGATTAATGAGTTTACAATCTGGTTCTCCAAGTTCGGAACCAATTTCAATAATCTCAGTAACAATTACGTTATCAACTTTCAGTAAAAGACACTTGATCGATTTGTCCATTTAATTTTTCCTCATACATTTCTTTGATGGTTTGAATAGGTTCCACAATTGTAACAATCCAATCAGGTGGAACTGGTATTTGATTATCACTTGTTAAAATAATCCAAGGAGATAAGGAAACTTCTAAATCCGCTTTTGAATTCTCATTTTCCTCAACTAAAAGAAAACTCTTTCTAGTTTCAATCTTATGTGGATGATTGAATAAGAATCCACAAACTTTTTCTTCAGAAATTAGTTCTTTGATATCGGAAATAATTGTTTCTCCAGATTTTAATAACGCTAATTTAATTGACATGTCTCAAATCATTCCTCATTCCATTATAGCAAAAAAAGAGGGAGGCGTCAACTGGTTTTTACCAGTTGCCCCCCAGCGCCGACAATAGTCAATTATATTTAGAGATAGTCTTTCCTCTTATGATGTTCTGGAATAATTCTACCAAGAGTAACCACCAAAAGACCATTCTCAAAATCAACTGACTTAACTTCAGTGTCATCAGAAAGTGTCCATGCTCGTTTAAAGGATCTTTGCGCTAATCCCTTATGAACATAATTGGTTTCTGTTTCTTTGTCTTCTTTCTGCCCCTCCACAAAAAGTTTTCCGTCTTGAGTGTAGACAAAGACTTCTTTTTTCTTAAATCCAGCAAGTGCAAGTTCTAATCTTGATTCCACATTACTTACTTGTACAAGATTATAAGGTGGGTAATTAGATGTAGTTTCGTGAAGATTAAATAGACGATCAAAATACTCATCCATTCCAATGCTATGACGAGTAATCCTGTCCATCAAAGCAGGCAAATCCGCAGATGTAAACCGCGAGGTTGCAAGGTTAGTCATTATAGTAGCTCCTTTTTAAGCGAGTTTGTGTTTTGTGGATCCTTTTTGGCATCCAGTACTAATTATACAACAAATACAAAAAAAGGGAGTGTTGAACTCCCTAATAAATCATTCGGTTTCTTCACCTCTTTTTTTCTTGGAACCAATATTATATTTGGTTTCCAAAATCCAATCTCCTTTATCCTTATAGGCAAGGACTTTAATTTGATTTAGTGGTGCAATATCTTGAATTTTTTTAACATCAATAATTGTAATTAATCCCCAATCTGCAAGAAGTTGGGCAATACGATTACGACGTTGAACATCATTTACAGTCAGATTGGCATGTTTACCATCCAATGCAAAAAGTTCCTTAAAATGTACAAGATAATATCTACCCTGCTTGTGCAGAATATGACAAGACTGATAGATTTTCTTTTCCTTTCTTGAAGCAACTCCAATACGGGTCAAAGTCTCACGAACCTTTAAAAAGTCATCAGGTTCATTAAGAATCACTTCCACCATTTGATCGGGCGTCCACTTTACTTCAGGTTCTTGAACGACACTCATTTTGTTCCTCCAGTTTCAAATTTTGATTTTATAAAAGTAAGTTGTTCTTTTGTAAGAATCCTCAAAGCCTGTTTTGCCTTTTCATTACTATAACCATAGTAACGTTTAACATAATCAAGATCTTTGATTGTATCTTTACGGAGCCAGGGAGAAAATCTCTTCTTTTTCCTCAGACTATTTATAAAAAAGTCATATTGCATTTTCTTTGAAAGGAATGAGTACATATTCATTTCATTCGCAAACATAATAGAATCAATATGACCAGAAAAACAACGATTAATAATATACGGATTGTATTCTTTTTCTAAAGATGGATCCTCATCAATTAGATTTTTTTTCGTTTGATTGATTGAATTTAACCAGTCTTTTAATTCCATATTATCTAATAATTTCCAAGTTTGAATGTGCTGTCCACAACTCAAGTTCTGTTCTTAATTTATGTTCTGACTTGAGTTTTTCATACCTTTTAGATGCTTTTCTTTTCCACCATTCGATGACTTCTTGTGGTTCGTATCCAAACTTAGAGATATAATACCTTTTCTTTTCAGTGAGTGATTTTGCATGTTCGATGCAAGATTTAAACTCAAGTAGTTTTGAGGCATCACAAAGAGACTTTGTGATGATTGAAATCATCTTGGTTTGAATTTTTAATTTCTTAGATGATTTATCTGCAGAAATTAATCGTTCTCCACCGTTTGCATTATTATTGAACCACCAAAACATATCTCTAAAATAATCATCATGAAATAATGGAAGAAAATTACTTTCAGTATCTCCTATGTGTCGAATATAAGGTTTAAGACCATCATACATGGATACTCCTTTTGTTGTACCGTATAATGAAGTTGTTTCAAAGTATTGAAGATCAGTTCCATACTTTGCATTAAATTGTCGTTTGAGTTCATTAGATGATGCTAGTAGTGCAAGAAGTTTTCCACCAAGATAATTATATCCAAAAGGTTGTACTGGGACAATATTAAATCCCATTACAAACTCATGATTAATTTTTGATAATGATAATACTTCACCAAAATAATCATTTCTTGGTTTCGAATTAATAGTTGGTGATCCAAATCTAACTACACCAACAATTTTTTTAGTTGTATCTTCAGTTACAATCCATTTAATTGTTCTTCCAGGAATTGCTTCCTCAATTGGATTTGATGCAGTCATGTTCAAAATTTCAGAATATAATTCTTGATTATATTTTGTTTTTGGTTTTGAACTAGTATCAACTTCATGAATTGAAAAAGACATGTCATTGGGATGAATACTAAAATTTGAAAAAATCTCATCCTCAGGCCCAAATAATTTTCCAGAAGAATTAGAGATTCTACTTTGTTTTACAAATCTTAGATAATCATCAATTCTATTGAATTTTGAATAATACTCAATAAATTGATCTGCCGCCCAAATGGCATTTTCTGGAGATAGCATAATTAAACCAAAAACCTTTTTTCATATTCTAACAGGTCTTTTGGTGTTTCAATAACATTTGTATCTAAAGAAACTGCTTCGCTCCAACGACCATGCTTTTGGGGACGAAACCAAAGATTAATTCCCAAATAATTATATTTTTTATTTGTAGGAACATGAATTAAATAATCTTGTCCATTATTTTCTGTGAGCGCCGAAAGAGCAATGTTTTCTTGTTGAGTTACCATAACCGTTTTACAAGATTCCCAAAAAATCTCTTCAAAAACAGAATATTTAGAAAGATATTTATCTGGATTATCCATAATCATTCTTCCAATAAATTGGGGAGAAAGACAGTGATCATAAACAACCTTTTTACGATTAATTTTATTCTTTAATGCTTCTTCACTTACAAAACCTGTAAAATTAGAAAGACCACAATCAAAAACATTAATATAATAAATTCTAGTAATTGGACGGTAAAATTCTACTTTACCCCAATATTCAAGATTTGCCTTCAAGGAATTGAATGAAGTTTTGCAATATGCCTTCCAGTCTTTTTTAATTTTTTTCATAATCAGGTTTATTATACTTAAGGTATTCAAAAAAAGTAAGTTTCATTTCTTTCTGCGTCATGCCACAATGTTTAGCAGCAGCAGGAAGAGTCATTTTAGCACGAAAGAGACCTTCGTTTGCTTCTTTAACATTTTCGGGAGTCGTTTTAACTGGATTCTCCTTTAAGGATTTATAATCAATTTTATAGGGATTCATTGGAACTCACACTCACACATTATTTCAGTTAATGCTGCCAAAAGATTTATCTCCTGATCAACACAAAAAGCTGACTGATACTGATACTTAGCAATAATGAGAACAGCAGCAGGAATAGATTGGGCAAGTAAATAATCATAAGAAGCGTCATAAATCCTACGAAGTAAGACCGGAGCATCGTTATCAAGGTTGGAAACCACCCACTTACGGACTTCTGTGAAATTCTTTTCTTTGAGATTCTTGATGAGTTCATTTACTGAAACGTCTGAGAAAGATGCAAGAATTCCAGTGTCAATTTTCCCACCAGTAGAATACCTTTGACATTCGTTGAGAACACGACGAAAATCTGGAAAATGTTTTGAGACCAGTTCTGCAACGACCTTTTCATCATATTCAATCCTTTCTTGATCAAGGATTTGAAGAACTCTTTTGAAGAATGCTCCAGCAAGTTGTTGCTTCTGTTTTCCTTTGATTGTGAAGTCAATGACGGCACAACGGGAATGGAGGGGTTCAATAATTTTGTTCTTGTAGTTACAGGTGAAGATGAATCTGCAGTTATTATAAAATGCCTCAATATTCGCCCGTAGTAGGAGTTGAACATCCGAAGTTGTATTATCTGCTTCGTCTACAATGATGACTTTGTGTTTAGAAGATCCCGTAAGTGAGACAGTAGAAGCAAAGTTCTTTGCTTGGTTCCGAACAGTATCCAGGAAACGTCCTTCGTCGGATCCATTGATTACATAAAAGTCTGCTCCCAACTCATTACACAACGCCTTTGCGATTGTAGTTTTACCAATACCGGGAGGTCCAGAAAGAAGGAGATTTGGAATCTCACCCTTCTCCACAAACTCCTTAAAGGTTTTTTTAGTATCATCGGGAAGAATACAATCCTCAATCACTTGAGGTCTGTATCGTTCCACGAAAAGAAATTCACTTGTCATAATTTATACTTCAATATTAGGTTGAATAATTGACCCATTTAAACGGTTATTTGGATTTGTTGAATCATAATACCGTCTAATCATTTTTTTATCAACAATGGTTGGTTGTTTTGTAACTGCCACCCCATCAGCAAACCAAACATTATACTCTTTGCAATTATCATCAAAATGCTTTGCCAACTGCCAATTTGTTTGGATATGTAGAGTATCTCTTTCTAATTCTTCAGCAGAAGCATATTCCAAAAAAATAGAATAAAGATAGGAGTCCAACTCTTTTGAAGGATGAAAAAAATAATCTTCCATTACATTCACTTGTCATAATCTATATAAAAAGAATCTTTTTCAAGAAAGTGGATTTTGTCATGAATTGCATTTAACGCATTCTGTTTTATTTCCCAGTGGTCTTCATCGTCATTAACGAGAATATTTACCGTTGTTTTTACTTCAACCCTTAGTGCTTTCATATCCAATCAGGTTTTCTTGACGGCATACGAAGATAATTAGATGCAACCCAAGGTTTGGATGCGATATACATCTTGTAAGCAGTAAAAGTGTCAATGCTTGTGTCAAATTTATACTCATCAGGCATTGCCCTCGTAAATTCTACCACATTTTTGTAGATGGAAATTTCTTTTCCACTTTTAGTAGCAAAGATATTCTCCGCAACTTCAAGACTTTTCATACAAGAGTGTTCTTTTTCATAACGATGCCGATACTCATTACAAAGAGCATAACCGTGCCGAATCAACCAAGCAAGGTTCTCATGGGATTTTGCTGCCCATTGAGTACAGGGATGATTGCGGAAGGCACCCTTTTCAGTGTCATATGGAAGACCATCTTTCTTGGGAATGTATCCCCAAT